CCGTGTACATTTCTGATGCCGGAAGAGTTCCTTCTCTTTTAGGAATTGAGTCTGTAGTCTCTGGAGTATCCTGATCCTCCTTAATCTTAAATTCCATAATCTTAGTTCCGTAGTTTTTATATTCCTTCATGGAAAGAGACACAGTTAGATCCAACCCTTCATTCACATCATCAGAAACACTATAATCCTCTAATGTTACATTAATGTTCGTATCAAAGAAGTCATTCCGGCCCGGACCATCACGAATTACGATGAATTCAAACGGCTCTCTGCTCTCCTTTAATGATTTAAGGTGCTCCAGGAAATCTTCTGCACAATCAATGCTGCCATCCCATACCGCACAGGGATAATTCACCTGGGGGATTACTGCTTCAATGCTGATCTCCGCCAGACCGGGAGGCCGAACCATGTTGACCTCCTCGCCATTAATCAGAACTGTCGTTTTGTTCTGGCCCGGGTACTTGACCGGAATTTTCTCGGGAGGAATGGGAAGGCGCATGTCATCAATATATACTTCATAACCCATTATATATGGCCTCCTTCCGCAGCAGCAGAAAGGAAATCGTTCGTAAATACCGCAAGAGCCTGACCCATATCACTAAAATCCGCCTTTTTCGTAAGCGTATTGCTGTTTTTGACCTCCACCTTTAAATCTGCAAGTGTAAAACGATTGATAATCTCCTGCTCGGCAGCATCACGCATATATTTCAGTTCCTCGTCCATAACATCCATCGTGTCAGCCATAGCGGCGGTATTAGCGGCAGTACGTCCGGTATTACCTGATATATCAGTTTCATATCCGCCGACGGTATTATCCTGCCCTGCTGCTTTCGCTGCCATATCAGCCTTCACTGATTCTATCTCAGCCTCACGTTTTAATCTGCTCTGATACATCTCATGTTCCTGCCGGTACAGATCCTGCGCCCTGCTTTTTTTAGCAGCCAGATTGGCCTCCTTCTGCGCGGCAAGGCTGGCTGCTCTCTGGCTCTTTCTTGCCTCGGCTTCTAATTGCGCTTCTGTTCCAAATTCTACATGGCCAATTAACTCAATTGATGTTCCTGTAATGCTGTTCACTAAACTTATCAGCTCATTAATACGATCAATTGCGCCGTTTATAAACTCCTGCATAATTAAAAGGCCTGACACTTTCAGATAATCCAAAATATCTAATACCCATATCCGAAACGAGTTAAGTCCCAGAAGCATATCCCCAAGACCATTCTGTATAATTACTCCTGCTGCTGCAATCATAAATTTTAACTTGTCTAACTGTGTTTTAACAGCATTCACACAGATGAGCCAGGCGATTTGTATTCCGCCAACAGATTGTACCCATTTATAAATCATATACACCACTGTTCCTATAATCAAAGCAATCCATGTTAACGGGTTTGCAAGCAATGTGGTCATTAATCCCTTAGCCGCCAAATCAGCAATCAAATTAGCTGCGGCAAAAAAAAGGATTCCTGCAGCGACTCCATAAAATACAGGTGCAATTGCCGACCAGTTTTCACTAATATACGCTGCTCCGTTTCCTATCATCTGAATAACCGGCCAAAATGTCTGCAATAACGAATTTTGAATGGTATTTATAATCTGACCAAATGTCGCAGGCATAGAATTAAATTTATCGTTTGTCTCCTGTGCCATGTTAAGAAGAGAAGCTTTTACAACCTGGGCAGACACCTCTCCCCTCTCAGCATACTGTCTTAAAGATCCTTCTGCCCACCCCATATTCTGCTCGATCGTCCGGGCTATCCCCGGGGCTGCATTCAGTATCGAATTCAACTCTGCACCGCTCATTGTACCTGCCGCCATTGCATTTGTTAACTGTGACATTGCACTTGCCTGATCCTGTGCTGAAGCTCCACCGATAACAAACTGCTTATTCGCCTGTTCCATGAAAGCGATCATTTCATCATTACTGCTAAAGGCACTGCCTGCATTGATTCCCATATTGGCTATGGCCGCCGCTGTTTCCATGTAAGGCGCCCTTGACCGCTGCGCGGAGGCAAATATTTTTTGATTCAGCTCCTCTGTAGACTGGGCACCATCGTTCATCATATCCAGACGTGCCGTTGTCCGTGTAACGTCATCTGAAAATGCCATTATTTTTTGAACACTAAAAGACTTTGCAATACTCTTTGCAATATTCTTAATCCTTCCTTCCAGACCGGAAGCTGCACCTGTACCATTTTTAACAGCATTGTTAAATTGATTCTGTGATGCCAGACTATTTCTAATTTCCTTCCCCGCGGAACCTACGGAATCGTCCAGTTGCTTATATGCATTATTTATCTCACCAATATCCATTTTCGACATGGCCTGACTCAAATTATCCTGTGCCCCCTGGACTTTATTTAATTTTCCCCTCAATGCCTCTAATTCATTATTGGTCTGCTCAGTCCTCAAATTAACCGGAATATTATTAAACTGCTGAAGCCGGACATGCAGCGCCTGTATACGGTTTTCTATGGAAGCCATGTCGTTTAACATCCCCGGCGGTGTAACCACCATTCTTCTGGCTTGTTCAGAAATGGTTTGTTGACTTTTATAGAGCTGCCGTGCCACCTGATCTGCCTCCTGAAATTCAGATACAAACCGTGGAGCGCCACTGTTTAAAAAAACAGGCGGAGTGGATACAGGTGACCACGAAGGTTGTTCAGCAGGTGTTGAAGCTGCTGGCCGCATTGGGATCTGCAAAGGGGCCTGCGTTTCCGTTGGTATAGCTGGAGGGATAACGGTTGACGCTGTACGGTCAAGTTCCTTCTGATAACGCACAAGTTCTACCGTTGCCCGGACAATTTCCTGTCGGGCTGAATCCATCATAGCCGTGCCTGACCCCTTATCCATTGTAACCTTGACACATTCTAACGTGTCCCGCATAACAATCAGAGACTGAGTATTACGTTCGCAGTATGAAGACATCCGCTCCAGCGCCTTGATTGATGAGCGTAAATTAGCCATGTATTTACTCCTTTCATTAAAACTATATGGGGCCGTCGCAAAATGCAAAGTTCAAAAGAAAATATGGTTTCTGACTTACAAGCCTGCACCAACATCTTGTATGAGAAGTTTATTTTGTGACAGCTCCTACCTCTTCTTTGCCTTCGCCTTCTTAGCTTCCTCTTTATCATGCTCCAGCTTCAACTCCATCGCTGCTATCACATAAGCCTTTTCAAAACGGCTCAATGCCAAAAATTCATGAGGCCATTTATGGAGCTTATGGAGGCAATAATAAGCAATGTTTGCTTCCATATCGCCTCCATTGATTAGTTTTTTGCTTCTTCCGCCAGATCATTCATATCAATATCGAATCCGTTGACCTCCTGAACCTTCGCCAGATAGTCATTGTACTCACCCGGATTCAACATTTTCTTTAAAAGAGTATCACTTCCCATCACATGATAGGAATCCTGAAGTTCTTTATTATTAAGATCCGGATAGACGGTACAGGCCGCCGCCAGCTTTCCAACGTAAAGGCTGTAATCTGTTTCTGGAACAAACATTCCTTTTTTTCCCTGAACTGGCATCCGTTTTGTACACGCCTTTTTTAACACTTCATCTTCTTCAGAGGAAATGCCTCTAATTTCCCATTTCACAGGCTTTTTATCCGCCCCCACGAAACGATTCGATACGATACACTTAACATTCTCCACCTTAATAGCATTCTGTGCAAAAAAACAGCTTAATTCACCCATATTCTTTTAACCTCTCTTCCTTTTCTACATTCCTGAGAAACCGTCAAACATCTCCGGTATCTCAAAATCTTCAAATGTAAAGTCCGCTTCTTCGTCTAAATACTCTGCGTCTGCATCAAACTTTGTTAGAATCCCTCCGTCAAGATTACAGTCTTTCAAAATAACCGTCTGCCGGCCTGCTCCGGATGTCGGATCCTCATTAGTCACCTGGATATCGAAATAAATATCCTCTCCAGTTTCTTTATAGCGGTACAGAAGCTGACGGAAGATACTTGTATTATAATGAAATGTTGCAGACCCGGTCCCTTTCCATCCGGTTGTTTTATTCCCTTTTCCTGTCTTTCCCAGAATCGGGATC